AAAGCAAAGTAAATTGCATTTCATTTGGTACGTATAGTAAGCCTAACTTTATTAAGAGATTCTTTATGAGAACCTTATTAGATTTTTATTGGATTAAAGAAACAGAACAATGAGCAACAATAAACAAAGTAGCGTTGAGTTTTTTTTGTACGAAATGTTTTCACTTTTAGGAGAATTTGAAAATAAAGCACTTCCGTCCTACAAAATAATGGACTTGTTTGAACAAGCCAAAGCAATGCACAAGGAGGAAATTGCAAGGACTTATCAAGAAGGATTAATTGATAGTATGAATCATGCACCTAAAGATTACTACAACGAAACATTTGGAGGTGACAATGAATGACGACAAAAAAGCTAGAGAATACACATCTAAAACCTTACAAGAACTTATAGATGAGGTAACAGTTGGAGAGTTAGAGATTACTAGTAAGAGTATGGACCCTATGACTCCTAAATCAGAAGCTTATGATTTAGTTTTAGGCTTTTATTACCGATTACCTAACAATGGCAGACTTAAAACCGGGATTAACAGTTGTGAATCTCGATTTAAGGAAGCTGTAATGTGCGCTAAGTTAACTCTTGAAAGAATTATATTAGCTCTAGAAGCCCACAGTTGGCAAAACAGAGAACATATAGAGCACCATAAAGAGATGTTAAAAGAAATAGAAAAACTATGAAGACTAAACTAAAATTCATATCAATCTTTGCCATTGCAATGTTGGTATCATTCATCCCAGAGGCTTTTCCTGACTTCTTTGGAGATTGGACCTGTCAGGGAGGATCTTATGTAATGAAAGACGGGCACTACCAATTAATTGGATGCCTACATAGTGGTAACTACCAACACAATCCAACAACACACTGGGGTTTCCGCCATTGGATGTGGACAGGATGCGGTGTATCTCTATTTATCTGGAACGTAATTGACTTGTTCCCTAAAAACTGGAAGAATATATGAGCAAGATTAAACAAGATAAAATACCTATGACATTAACGGAAGATAATGTTTTAGAAGTTCTCGGCTACAAGTATAAACTAGTCAGAGAAAGAGATAATCTACTTAACTTTGGTGATAAAGTTGGATGGATTGAATGGAAACCAGATGGTACTTTTGGAAAACTACATGACAAACCTGCTGTTGGTCTATCTTGTATTTTAGATCCACACAGACTAAGTTTTACTTGGTTAACAACTTCTATCACCGAAATCTTAAAAGAACAAGACGATTATATTAAGTTTAAAACCTCAAATAGCACATACGAACTATGGCACGGACAACAAGAGAACAAAAACGACAACAAGCAGTAATAGACATCATCAATCAGATGTTTGTTATTGCAGGTCATGAAATCACTTATGATGACATTAAAGACCGTAAAGATGACTGGTATGCTCAGTGGACTATGACTACTGCTCAATCAGAAGAGTGGAAAGCATGGGGTGAAGCTTACTTACGTACTAATCTTAAGATGAGTAAGAGGTTAGCAGAGAAAGAGATGACTTGGTTTAACCTACAGTGGGGACTTAAATACTCAGACTATAAAATATGAGTAATCCAGTAGATGCACAATATCAAGAATTACTTCAAGCTATCTTAGATTACGGAGTAATTAAGAACGACAGAACTGGCACAGGTACTAAATCTATGTTCGGTTACACTTTTAGACACAACATGAGTTGGGGGTTTCCTTTGCTTACAACCAAGAAAATGGCCTGGAAGACTATGGTTACTGAGTTGCTTTGGTTCTTAAAAGGTGATACTAACATCAAGTACTTAGTAGATAATGGTTGTAATATATGGAATGGAGATGCCTATAAAAATTATCGTAAATGGAATCTTAGTGACGACCATTCCTTAACAGAAGAGGAGTTTATAGAAAAAATTAAAACTGACTCAGATTTTGCAGGTGTGTACGGTGAATTAGGACCAATTTATGGTAAGCAATGGAGGAGATGGGATGCTCATAATAAATACGATATTGACCCAACACCAGTAGATCAAATCGCAAACCTAATCAACGAACTTAAAACAAATCCAGACTCAAGACGATTAATGGTTTCAGCTTGGAATGTAGGTGAATTAGACCAAATGGTTCTCCCACCTTGTCATTATGGGTTTCAAATGTATACAAGAGAGTTGAGTCATGATGAAAGAATAAATCTATGTCTACAGTTAAAACCAGAATCTAAATTTGCTTCTCAAGTAGAGACAAATGAAATTCTTATGAATGATTGGAACATACCAACCAGAGCAATCTCTTTAATGTGGAATCAACGTTCTGTTGATGCATTCTTAGGTCTTCCCTTTAATATTGCTTCTTATGCTTTATTATTAACTATGATTGCTGATGAGGTTAACATGGTACCTGACCAACTAATAGGTAACTTAGGTGATACTCATCTGTACCTCAATCATATTGAACAAGCCCAAGAACAGATTACAAGAACACCCTATCCATTACCTACTGTAAAGGTTAAAGATGGAATCTTTTGCAGTTCTGTTAACGACATTATTTTAGAAAACTACGTATGTCATCCCCCGATCAAAGCACCCCTCTCAAACTAGACCTAAAAGGATTTACTGCTAAGCAATATGCTGCCCTTATTTTAAGAGATGACCTAGGGTACAGCTATGGAAGAGCAGGAAGACAATTAGGACTTCACAGGTACGCTTTTAGAGAACTCTATAAGCGAGCTGTATTTAAAGCAGAAAACAAAATTATTTATGCTGACTCAAATTTCGTACTACTGTAAAAAAGATCCTAGATACTTTCAGTTTATTACAGACCATTTTGGAGTACAATTTACAAAAAAGTCGTTTGACGACCCTACCTTAACAGTGCATGCTATCCAAGACGGACTTGATATAGTAGCTGTAATGTTAATCAGAAAGAAAAAAGAATGCTATCGTATTAACTTTATTCATGTAGCAGAGAAGTACCAAAGGCAAGGTTATGCAACTTTTCTAATGGATTATGTTATTAAATGTATCCACGAAGAGACAAAAGACTTTGTAACTGTAATTACAAGAGTTAAAGCGAATAACTTAACTTCGCTTAACTTCTTTACTAAAGCAGGTTACAAGTTTAAAACCTATGAGTGTAGAAGTGAGACAGTTGATATTAACGGAAGCATCACAACAACAATTAAACCAGCTTATATACTAACTTATGACTACGGAAAACAAGATCCTTTTAAACAGGATTAAAACACCAGATGGTACTATCCTTACTTCGTATAATCGTCATGATTATGTGACCCACAAGGATACTATCACTAAAGAAGTTCTTATGGTAGATGGAGGCACAGATTATCTTAGAAGGCATGTAGGAACTTACGAAGAGTTAAGCGTCTATGACGATGGCTCACACTTAACTAGAAGATCTGCTGTTCATTGGGGTACAAGAGGTAAGGATGGAAAACAACCCTTAACCTACAAACCAATTAAAGACTTAGACTTCGATCACATAGAAGCTATACTAAAAACTCAACACCAACTTTCTGATTTCTACAAAGATATTTTTAAGGAAGAGTTAAAATATAGATTCGAAGAGAAGGCAGAGAAGCTTTAAGACTGTATATTTGTAAAATGAGTCCCAAACAACAAGCAGAAGCTATGGAAGTAGAAATCATGAAGACCTTAGGTTTTCAGATGGACTACTACCGATTTAAGCAGATTGCTAACTATACCCTAGATAAAATTATTGCTGAGTACAGAGACATGGATAGTTATCTAAAAGATAAAACTATCCATAATGCAATCTTATTCTGGAAAGAAGTAAAACAACACATCAATGAGAGAAGCGTGTAGAAATATCGGAAAAAGACTTAAGAACACTAAGTCAATGAGTACTAACGAATTCTTCGCATTCTCTCTTCTCTTTGTCTCCGTACTATCTTTATTGATAGGGATTATAGTAGATTTATGTGTTATCTTTGAATAATGGAGTATACGTTAAGCGAAGAAGGTACAGTCATCGAATTTCACCTGATTGTAAAGACAATGAAAAAGAACGAAGACTACACGTTCTACTCAGAGAAAGAAAGAGACAAAGAGTTTAAAAAAGCCCTACAAGAAAAAAACTTACTGTTAGCTCATCGCTACAAAAAAGACAGCGAGAAGACACCAGAACAACTTTAAATTTAAGAAATCTAAAGAATCTAATGAAAGCACCTCTAGGGGTGCTTTTTTGTTTTAAATCTAAACCAACTAAAAATATGCCTAATTCACAACCACAGGAGCTAATTGCAGCTCAAATCATTGACGATCCATTTTCAATGGAGTTTATGGAAACAGCAAATACCTTACAAGTATCTGCTGACTCACTTGCTAGCTTACCTAAAAGACGAGTAAAGGTAGCAAGAGACAAATTTGTATTACACAAAGACCTAAAGACTCGCTTAACTAGATTACTTGCCAGTAACTGTAGCCAACAAGCAAAAACAGTAGCTGAAGACATTCTTAATCTTAAGTATGTTCCTTTAGAAGGTAAGTACTGTAACTATCTAAGTCTATCACAAGCGGACTATACTAAGATTTCTTATCTAGATAAGGACCGTGAAGAAAGACTTGCAGGACAAGAAACTACAATGGAGATGATTCGTCCTGGAACTATTGTTAAGATTTACATGCAAAAAGGTAGACGTAGAGATAGGTCTGCTATTCCAGAAAATCCTACTAAAGACGAGTTAACCTATACATATCAATTAAAGTTAACTTCTAGACACTTAGGTGACAGAGTCTATCCTATTGATCGTGTAGAAGACAGTACTGCACATTTTGTTCAAGAATTCTGGAACAATGAACCAGCTCAACAATGTTCTCTAGACTTTAGAAATACTTATCTTTCAGAAGATTCGGAGATACTTCGTATTCGTAACTCTAGAACTCGAGGAACAGGTAGATTTGAAGTAGGTAGACAGGGACTTCATATTCATTCAAATAACTGGGAAAGAGTAGTAGCAGTAGAGTTTGAGAACACTTCAGTCACTGTTAAAGAAGTATGGAACTTTAAGAAGCGTTATCACACTTCCATAGGTAAGATTGTACGTAGGTTATTTGCAGACAAGTATTCAGATAGAGAGGTTACTGCATTTGCAGAAGCATATGCCTCTTTGATTACTGTATCTAATCCTTTGTACGACTTTCAGATTATTGAAGGAGAAGCCATTAAGGACGCTTACTACGAAGATAACTACTATCAACATTCAGGTACCTTAGGAAACTCTTGTATGCGTTACTACAACTGTCAAAGATACTTCCAAATCTACACTAAGTACCCAGACAAAGTAAAGATGGCTGTACTTAAGAGATCAGGTAAGATTGCTGCTCGTTGTATTATGTGGAACATCGAAGGTAAGTTTATGTTTGACCGCATCTATTATACAACTGACGAAACTCATAACTTGCTTAAGAACACACTAATAGGAGCTGGCTATGAAACTTTATTTCAAGTAAGCGGGAACTATTCTTTAAATATTGACTTAACAGGTATCAATCAGTTTCCTTATGTAGACACTCTTTGTAACTACGATCCTCATAAAATGCTTCTAACAAATCAACATATGAGAGATGAGTATTGGCAGTTTAGATCTACTGGAGGTTGCTTTAGTCGTTACAACGCAAGTTCAAGAGTAGAATGTCATTGTTGCGGAGAAGAAATAGAAGAGGATGATGCAACTTATCTTACTGCAGGCGAGTACGAAGGTCAAGAAGCTTGTAGTAGTTGTTACATTTACTGTGAAGCAGATGACTCTTACATTTCAACAGAAGACGATGCAGTAGAAACCTATGACGGAGAAACTGTTCTTACATCTAGATCTATTAGATTGAATAACGGAGAATACGCTCACCAGAATGACGAACAGCTCAGAGAGTATGAGAATGGTTTTGGTTACTTTATTCTAGAAGAAGACTTCTACTTTACTGACGGAAATTCTTTCTATCACAAGAACGATCCAAACATTCCTGAAGATGCTTACGACTCTCAAGAAGCTGACAGAAGAGCAGAAGAACAAAGAAGAATAGCGCTTGAAGCATTACGAGCTAGAAGAGAAGAACAAGGTCAATATGAAACAAATGCAAACTCAGGTACAATATATTCAACATTTACTGTTCCTACTGGATATCTAACCGCTACTTCTTATAATATCTATGACACTAGCTTAAATTCAAGTTCAATTTCAGGATTAAGCGCAGGATCAAATCCAATAGTAGAACAAGTTCGTGAAACTTTAGAAGAGATGAGATTAATAGAACCTGATGTTACAGAAACTACAGAAGTTGCAGAAGTTACAGAAGTACCTTTACCTCCTAACATGGGAATCTCTTTAGAAGAAGTAAGAAACGATTCCGAAGCTATGGAAGCTAGTGCTCAAGGTGAAGCAGAGTTTACTACATGGTCACAGATTATAGATGAAGCTCCAAGAGACTTCCTTCTTTAAATTAAACAAACAAACTAAAACAAAACAAAAATGACAAAATCTTATGTTAGCAGTTACGCTAGCCGACTAGAAAGTATAGACCACACTATTAAAGGAGATTTCCCTGTAGACTTCGATCTACTGTTTGACATCATGTATCAACAAAGCCCTACTTATCAGCCAGAAATGGAAAGACTGAAGAAAGATTGGCTTGTAGAATTAATTTCTAAGATAGAAGGTGTAACAGTAGTAGAAAAGGGAGGGAATATTTATTGCACTAAGGGAGAAGCTGAATTCTACCCTACAGTAGTAGCTCATTATGACACAGCTCAAGAGTATCATGTAGGTATGCGTATCTTTAAAACGGATAAGTGGATTTTTGGCTTTGATGATGCAACAGGTGAACAATGTGGCTTAGGTCTCGATGATTCAGTAGGTGTATGCTTTGCTATCCAAATGCTTAAAATGATGCCTGCTTGTAAAGTTTTCTTGCCTTATGGTGAGGAACGAGGAATTGTAGGTACTAATTGCTGTGATATGTCTTTCTTTGACAACTCATTAGTAGTTACTCAGCTGGATCGTAGGTCTTATACCAATGACTTTATTAAGTTTACTAACGGAGTTCAGACTTTTAATCCTGAGCATTATGATTTGATTGAGCCTTTGATGGAGAAGTATGGTTATACTCTTAACTCAGGTACAGCAACTGATGTCGGTGGTTTACGTAAAAGAGGTCTTAAAGTATCTTCTCACAATCTATCATGTGGTTACTTCAACGAGCATTCTAATACCGAAGTAGCTAGTGTAGCACTTTTAATCAATGCTTTTAGTTTTGCTTATGAAATGCTTACTATGCTTGCTGAAAGGAACATTCCGCTTACATTTCCCAGGCCTATCTACTCATCAGAACTTCCTTATGGAGGATCTAAAGTTAAATCTACCTCTACCCCCATTGGTTATGGTGGTCGTCAGATTCATATGTTTGACACAGAAGAAGATGATTGGTACTATGATGCAGTGGCTGGAGACTGGGTAGAAGCTAAACCTAAGATTATAGATCCTTTTGAACAATCAGCTTCTACTGGATCTAAAGTAGGCAAACAATCTACTTATTGGAGTAGGGAGATGCCTTCTGAAATGATAGATGAATCAGACGATGAAAGAGCATACGAAGCCTACAACGAGTGGATTATGGAATGCTATCCTGAGTACACAGAGCCTACAATGAGGGAAGAGCTTAAGTCTTATTCTGTTTTCTTTCCTACAGTTAAAGCAATGGGTCAAGATCTACTTGATGAAATGATCATGGATGACATCTGTCCTCACTGTTATAATGAAAACGGTTTAATAATCACTAATGATCTTTTACTGCATACTTGTTGTACTGCTTGTGAAAGTGTCTTTAACGTAGTTGCAGAAGACCAAGATTACGTAGAATCTAAGATTAAAGAGTGTGTGGAAAGAAAAATTGATTTTCAAGAAATAGTAGATATGTAAATGATAGAAATAGAACATTATGGAGATAGCCTGGAGTCACATCCAGGCTTTCTTTTTATGAAAAAAATGTGGTTAGAAGACCAAATTGACTTGGAAAAAGATGAAGAATCGACTATCTTTGTAGACCCGCCTAAGATTATTTCAAAGGAAATATTTGCAGGCGTAAACTTTACTTTAACGAAACAGACAGATGAAAAAGACATTCTACGAAATACTCTGGGCACTAGCCAAACAGGAGAAGATGATCGACAAATGGATTTACGAAGAGAAACTTCTGTTTAACGGAACAACTTATAGTTGGACTCCTAAAGCACTACAAGATCTTGATATAACTGAATCTGTTGGTGAGTTATCTGCTCTTGAAAAGTTAAAGACTACACATATAAACACTGCTCCTAATAGAGACTTAAGTATACCTCCTACATGGTTGGCTGATTTTATCTCTAAGTTTAGTGCTAAGAATCTAGGAGTATCAGGTAAAACAACTGATAAGTCCAGCGTAGTTAAGCGTCTTATTAAGTTTCTCTCTGAGTATGATTATACTCTTGAAGAAATCTCACAAGCTACCGATCTATACATTAGTACTCTTAAACAGCAAGGAAGTATTAGATTTATCAGAGAGTGTGGTTACTTTATCTTCAAGAAGGTAGACGGAGTAGACCAAAGCGACTTAGCTAAGTGGTGTGAAGAACTCAAAAATGGTAGTGGACCTGCTTACAATAGTCACCAAATCCTCTAATTATGAACTTTGAGAAGTTAATAAGTCAGATTGAGGGTAACAAGATTATCAAAGAGACAGGTGGCTTAACAGCTATACCTCCTCCATTTCCTCGTTTAGCAGAACACTATGGTGGATTTACTAAAGGTTCTATTACTTGTTTAACTGCTGCTTCAGGTGTAGGTAAGTCAAAGTTTGCTAAATACATGACTATCCTTAACATCATGAAGAAGACTCAGAACACAAACATAGTTCCTAAAATCTTCTACTTTGCCCTAGAGGAAAGTGCTACAGACTTTTGGCTTTCATTTCTATCTATGTATATGTATGAGAAACACCGTATTACAATCAGTGTATCTCAACTTAAATCAGTAGGTAACTATACTTTAAGTAGTGAGCTATTAGAAAAAGTAAAGCAAGGAGAAAAGTTCATCAACACATTAGAGAAGTCAGTAGAGGTAGTTGACTACATCAGAAATCCCACAGGTATGGCTAAGTACGTAAAAGCATTCTTTGAGAATCCTGAGATAGGAGAATACACCTACAAAGAGATAGAAGAAGGTAAGCGTATAATAACAGGCTATACTTATAAGTCAGACGATCTATGGGTGTTTTTTGTGTTAGACCATATCAGTCTTTTATCTAATGAGCTAGCTCCTGACACCAAGATGAAGTTATCATCTTATCAAACATTTGACTTTATGATTAAGGATTATGTCCTTGACATATTCTCTAAGCGTTTTAAGATGGTCAATGTAATAGTCCACCAACAAACACCAGCTTCAGAAAAACAAACTTACACTTACAAAGGTCAACTTATGGAAGAGAAGCTAGAACCCTCAATGGAAGAGCTTCATATCAATAAGGGTGTACACCAAGACTACGAAGTAGTAATAGGTTTGTTTAGTCCTGCTAGATACAACATAGCTACACATAATGGCTATGATGTATCATTACTAGGTAACCATTACAGGTCCCTTAAATTCCTAAAAGATAGATACTTTGGCTTAGAAAACTCAAGCATCGGTCTATACTTTAATGGAGCTAACGGAGAATTTGAAGAATTACCTAGACCCCAAGAGATGAATAGCCCTACAGCTAGTCATTATGAGAATTTTTTAAGAAAAACAAGACAATAAAATGATCGAAGAAGAAAAAAACCCTTATTTAGTACAACTAGTACGGAAGATGTGTGAAATAATCAATGTAGATTATGATACTATAGACTTCCAAGAAGACGGATGGTATGAAAAGCATACCTGGACAACAGAACAAGAAAATGAATATATTCTATGGGTATCAGAAGAACTGTTTAATAACGAAGCTATGAGAGAAGAACTCTTAGAGAACCCTGAAAAGAGTATTATTAATTGTTTCCAAGCAGCAGTACACTTTGTAGCCAACTTTGGTTGGGATACACCAGGTGATATCGTAGACAGCATAGAAGAAAATAAAATAAATTAAACAATATGTCATCAAAACTAATCGCAATTGTAGGTCCTTCAGGTACAGGTAAATCTACCTCTATCAGGACTTTAGACCCAAAAGAAACCTTTATTATCAATGTAGCACGGAAAGAATTGCCTTTCAAAGGAGCTGAGAAACTCTACAACCTAGAATCTAAAAATTACATGGAGGTAGACGACATCAACCAAATTACAACTTTGTTGCAACAGATTAGCGAGAAAGCAGCACACATTAAAAACATCGTAATGGATGATGCTATCTACTCTATGTCATTCCTTATGATGAAGAAAGCTAACGAAGTAGGTTTTGGTAAGTTTGTTAACTTAGCTAAGGATGTAACCAACATGCTTACTACTGCTCGTAAGCTTCGTAATGACCTTAAAGTATTCTACATCACTCACAGCGAAACAATCGAGGATGATGGACATATCGTAGGTCAGAAGATTAAGACTATCGGTAAAGCGTTGGATAACCAAATTGTTCTCGAAGGATTGTTTACAATCTGTCTTTACACTCACGTAGGTGAAGATAAAGACGAGAATGCAACTTATCATTTTGTGACTAACCGTTTCCGTAACTACCCTGCTAAGAGCCCAATGGGTATGTTTGCTGACACCTTAATCCCTAATGACCTTAAATCAGTGTGTGAGTCTATCGACTCTTACTACGCAGAAGAAGTATTAAAGTAAAAATAAAACAAAACAAAAAACAAAAAAATTATTATTATGAAATTTGACGAATTAGAAACCAGAGAGCCTTCATCAGGCAAAAAGATGTACACAGGATTTGCTCCAATTCAAATTGTAGCTGTTAACCCTAACACTAAAACACTTGCTGCTTTACTAGGGATTGACGAAGACAAAGTAAAAGAGCCTAACTACGAAGGAGAAAACGGAATGCGTTTGGACTTCTGGTATGTAAATCATCCTGACTTTAAAACAGAATTGCGTGGTAAGTTTTCTTTATGGGTAAACAATGACACTCGTACTTCTCAAGCAGGTAAGAAACAGTTCATTGATAACTTTACTCGTACTTCTTGGGC